CTGATCAGTAGGTATATTGGACTGATATGGCTTCCAAGCCATTACCGCTTTTTTGATGTCGTTAGTTGAGATTACGGATAGTCCGCTCTTTGCGTAGCTCTCCGCTGATTCTAATAAATTCATGGTTTAGATGTTTTAATGATGTGGTGGTGATGACTATGAAGCCTTGTTTGGTTAATTGCTCATGGCGATACTTTTGTAGTTCTGAGAGCTTGCCTCCAGGACGCTTTACTTCTATGAATATGGTCTCGCCGAGTCTGTGAATCTGGAGATCTGGCCATCCATTCTTATTGGTTTGAATGATTTTGACTACGAGCCAATCTTCGGACTCCAGCCATTGTATTATTTGAGATTGTATTTCTGATTCTTTCATCAGTCAAAAGTAAAACAATCCGGTAAGAGATTCGAACTCTTATAGCTGACGTCAAGCATCAGATGTTACCTTTTCAGAAGTATTTATTCCTTCTTACATCAACCGGATGTTATTGTATTGTTCTATTGCTTTAAAAATCTGATAAACTACCTGCGGAACTACTGCGTTTCCTCCTGCTTTAATTGATTCGTTTCTCCATTTAGGAAAGGTAATAGAGTCCAATCTATCGGAAAGCCCATCATCTCCATTACAAATTGGGGAGACAGTTGGGAAGGTTTCCCATTTTGATTGCTTGCCCATCCTATCAAAGATTCCATTTTGTACCCTGTTACTTCTCCTCTCATTTGTTTGTATTCGTTTGCTTGCATCCCTTTCCAATCTCTTGTTGTCGGTGTCGGAAGCATTCCATTCCCCGCCCATTCTCTCAGATTGCTGCACCCTCCATTGTTCGCTGCTTGACTTCTTTCCTCCGGTTTCCTCACATCTGTTCTTGTGTCCATTGCTTGAGGAGTAGGCAATAAACCAAATTCTGTCTCTTCTATGGGGAGCATTGACGGCACAAGCTGGAAGTAGAAACGGAAGCACTTCGTAGCCTTCAGATTCCAAGTCAGCCTGCACTTCGTTGAATACCAACCCTCCATTCCAATTAGTAAGGCCGCGTACGTTTTCGCCCACGACCCAACTTGGCTGAATTTCTCTAATTGCTCTAAGCATTTCCGGCCAGAGGTGTCTCTCATCTTCTTTGCCAAGTCGCTTTCCTGCTGAGGAATATGGTTGGCAAGGGAATCCTCCGGAGAGGATATCAATGCTTCCTCTGTGAATAGTGAAATCTGTTTTAGTAATGTCATGATAACTGATTGATTTAGGCCAATAATATTTTAATACTTTTTTTCCAAATTCATTCCACTCGCAATGAAATACATTTTGCCATCCCATCCATCCGGCTGCAAGATCAAAACCTCCTATGCCGCTAAATAAAGAGCCATGTGTCATTTGTATTCTTTTTTGAAGTAAGATAATGTGTAGTTTTTTTTGTTCATGACGGCCTTATGTATGTTATCCTCTATACCTCCCTTACAAAATATCCAATGTAAATTAGCATCCTTAGTCCGATTTTTCGTTTGAATCCTTGCTCTGCATTGCCAATAGGTGACAGCTGAGAAGTCTATGTTGTAGCAGATCAGCCTGTCAGCGGAGCCGAGATTGATGCCCTCTCGCCCAGACTGGAACTGGGATAAAAATACACATCTATCTTCACATTGATTGAATCCATCAACATGCTCAAATACCTTATACCCTGCCTCAATCGCTTTGAATCGGATGAGCTGAAACTCTGCTCTAAACTTGTAAAAGATGGCGAGCTTACGATCTATGAAAGTCTGAAAAATAAAGTCTGCTTTATTGTGATCTATCACATGCCCATCGCTGCCATGTAAAGACTCGTCAAAGATGACCGTACCTGAGTAGATCTGATGCAGCTTATTCAAAAGCTTTGCTGCCGTATCAGCGAGCAAGAGCTCTGTATTTTGCATCTTAAATATCTTGTCATTTTTTAGCTTTCTTGCAAGGCTATAAGTAGACCGCTCCATCTCAACATAATGGACATGCTCCTTTACAAACTCTGTGAATCCTGCTTGCTCCTGAGTATAGTGTAGGAATAGATGCTGAGTCTTTCCCTCTATTAGTTCCTGGATACCACAGCTATAGTCATTAATCTCTCTATTGTAGACATACTTCTTTTTCAGTATGGCGTACTCCTTAGCCCATTTATAAAAGTTTGGCTCTTGGAATGGCGTAAAGCTGCTGATCCAAAATTGATGAAAGAGCTGTGAGTATGACTCAGGTGATGGAGTACCGGATAGGTAGATGATAGGCTTACCTATGCAAATTTTCTTAAGTTTCTCAGTACGCTCCGAAGGGATTGGATACTGACCGAGACTATGAGCTTCATCAACTATTATCAAATTATATTGACCTCTGACATTATGGAGCTGCTCATAGTTAATGATGTCCATCTGCATATCTGAGCCGAACTGATTAAAGTCCTCCTGGATGCCATCTATCGCTTTCTTTTTGGTTACGAATAGGACCGAGTTAGCTCCATAATTCTTAGCAGTTTGAAAGGATGTCAAGGTCTTGCCTGTTCTGACTTGCATAGAAAGATAAGCGATTTTATACTCTTTTAGCAGCTCGCAGGCTTTGTCGGCTATGTCGAGCTGGTAATCTCTTAGCGTTATCATTTTTTGTATTTAAGGTATGACTCGCATATCAGAAAGAAAGGCATAAACATAAGCACTATAATAAACCAGGTTATTAAGCACTCTTTACGCTTCCAGCTGATGTGCAGAGATAAAATAATGGTTAGAAATAAATAGATGTAGAGTATCATGCTTTTTTGTATGTATTGGTGAGATATTCATTAGCTGCATCCTCTCCTCCTTTGTACTCATACTCCAATTTCCTTACTTTATCCCACATTAGAAACTGACCGTCATGCCATCCATTGGAGTAAGCAGCTATTAGATCCTCTTTCTCCATTCTCATATATTTATCCTCAATGAGATTTGAGATTTCTGTCATGATCTTCTCCATGCTGTCGATGATAAACATAAAACGATGATTTTGCTCCATGTCTGCAGGGATATTAAGTTTAAAATCTTTTACCTCTGCATCTATTTCGGCTTTTAGTGCTTGTAGGACGGTAAGTCCGTCTCTTTCGATGTCTTGATCCATCAAATCAAAATCTTTTTGGCTTAAGTAATCCATCATGGTTAATTTTTTTTATTGGTTTTATAATTGTTTTCTGATGCGTATTGTATACCGGCGAAAAATGCCTTAACTATGTTAGTCTCATCCTCAGCTATGTATATCTTTATAAACTCGTCATTATATCTCTCTTTTTTAAATATTCTGACATTGTATTTGAAGAGTATATCTAGATGAGTCTTATGTACTATGATAGTGTTAAGCATTTGCATGAATTTTTAATAAATGGACCGCCAATAAGACGGCCCATTTATGTGATTTTAGAAAGGAGCCTTATCAAATATCTCGCTTACCATTTTCTCAAGAAAGTCCATCATGTCGGAGTCATCCCACGTCTCCTGACCTTTGACTTTTATCTTCTTGAGTCCAGGTATGCCATTAGGAGTAGCTTTTGTGTAGTACCACTTCACCGGAGAGCCGTTTTGGTTTAAGAAGATGACTGACTTCTTTTTGCCGTCCTCTTCTTTAAGCATTGGGCTGATGATTACCTCCTGATCGAGATTGACATTAGGCAAAGCCTTGAGAAATGATGCTGCATAGCCTGAGCTGTATTTAAAGCTAAGAAAAGCAAGCTCATCGCCGTCTCTGAGCTCTACTACCCAATCTTTGCCATACTCGCTCTCACGAGTCTTTACTGAGATGATTTTACCCTTCCATCTGTCGTAGTGCTCCTCATGGATGAGCTTGCCTACTTTGTTTACTCTTTCTTTAGAGCTTGCTGTTGGTGCACTAAATCGTCTGCATATCTTCCCATCGCTGATAGTAAGATAAATTCCCGCAGAATTGTTGTTTATAGCTGCCATATGATTAAATGACGGTTACGCCGTCAGCGTTTTTGTATTTATTTGGTTTGCAGATACATCTCAAAGTTTGTTACTGGATGCTTGTCATCATTTGAAGTCTGCGGCTTTGTATCCGGCATCTTCATAAGGATAGCATCAAGCCGATCAGATATTTTTGCCATTGAGATTAACAGGAGAGCTTGATAGGTAGTCAAAGTACCGTCCTTTATTAGTTTGTTGAATTGTGACTCGCTCATAATTTATGACTGATTTGGAATTGATTATTTTTAGGATTGATTGAGTTGTTTTGATGTAGCCACAGCATCTGAGTAGCTTTGAACAGCTCCCAATCTTTGGCTCTATCTTTGTCATCTCTTATGATCATCTGCCATCCTGGTCCCTGTATAGCTCCATTTTTGCCGTATGTCCGAGTCTTTGCATTCAGCCAAAGGATAGCCACTTTATCTACTGTATGCTCAGATTGATAGTGCTCATTCAATAACTGATTGTATGCTGCAAGCTGTAGCCAATAATGCTCATGGACTGCATTAGATGTCTTGATGTCAATCAGGTAGTTAACGCCATTTATCTGCATGACTCTATCAATGGTACCTGCAAATCCAAGATTAGGGCTGATGATATTCATCTCGCTACTGATCACAATGCCATCAGTCTGCTTTCTGAACTCGACATACCTCTCAAACATTGCCCATTCAAGAAGTCTGTAGCCAATATTGCCGCCATTGTCTAATAATGCTACCTCCTCGCCATCATCAAAACGCTCTGTCAGGCTGTGGACTATGCTGCCTCTTCTTCCGGCATCATCTCTGATCTGATCTGCATCTTCTCCTACCTGCTTCAGCCAATTATAAAAATGAGCATCTTTAGGATAGGCATTTAATACAGTTGTAACAGAAGGTACAAAGTCCCCAGTCTCGGTCTGATAAAATCTGTTATCTATAAAAGTTATCTGATTTTGATTAGTATTAATTATGTAGGTACTCATCGTTATCGGTTTTTATATTGTTATAAAATTTGGTTAGTTTTTCTATTCTCTTTGCTTCTTTCTCCTTCTCATGCTTTTTAAATACTTGCATAAAATAGATATTATAAACAATAAAAATAGAGAGCAGCAAAAAGATAGTTATTCCTGCAAGTATTAACATGATGATGCGATTTTTTGAATGTTTAGAAATATGTTTTGAAATATCAGGTCGAAGTCTACGACTTTGCAGATGATGTAGTCAGCAAGATCTCTGTAGATATGATCTAAAGAATTAACTTTTAAATATGTCTCTAAATCACATTCAAAAAGACCTGCTATATCTAATCTCTCATGTCTGGATAGGAAGGATGTAAAAGCTTCGTCAGAAATAGTGATAGTTGTATCACAATACTTATTCCTAAGTACTTCTACAATAAATTCGCCATTAGATCGTTGGAAGGAGGTTACCTTTACTATGTGCTTCATGGATTTGTAATTTAGTGGTTATGTATAAGGTTAAGTTCTCTTTGATTTGTTTCTCACCGCCAAGAGTAGCGATGTCTTTAGATTTGATAAATAAAGTAATTGGCAATTTTTTGAGCTCTTGATTAATTGGCTTACGCCCTCGCTTTTGTGTTGTTGTCATTTTGTGTTGGTTTAGAAATTGAAAATAAGATTGTAGATAGCATCGCCCAGAAGAGCAAAGATGATGATAACGGTAAGACCGATGTAGGAGATTGTCTTGTTCATTGGTTTTTGTTTTTGGTTAAATAATGATTAGAATGTGAAGTTACACCTCTTTATGATATTTCCAAATATTTTTTATTTTTTTTTATTTTAGTTGAATTAATCGGTAATATGTTACCTTTTTAATACCTACAAATAACACATAAAGGAGGATGTAGAAACACCCTCCGATTTACATAGCACATCAGAATAAAACAAGCCTTATAAAGATAATAAAAAAGGCCCATGTAAAAACACAGGCCGTTAACCATTAAATACAAAAACCAATACACAAAATTAAGAAATTGCAGTAAAATATAAATCAGCCTCAGCCTTCCTTCTTGCTGTAAGACCTCTTAAAGGCACTAAAACGCCATTCTTCCGGGCTTTATTCCACTTCATAAACTCGTCTCTTATAGTAGCATCATTTCTATCTATTCTCGCCTTTTTGTATAGCGTAGATTTAAGCAGAGCACCGAGTCCTAAATTATAAACAAAGCTCATAATAGCATCGAACTGGTTTTGATTGAGATTGAGACTTTGTATATGCAAAGCTTTGTTATTTATCTCCCACATCAAAAGCTTCTCTGCATTCTCCAAGCTAATCTTCTCTCCGAGCTTTATCTTTCTGCCATCTGCCCACATTGTGGATCCGTAGCCAATAGTAGGCACTCCAGCCGGACAAAGATAAGCATCAGCATAAAAGCCCTCATATTTTTTTATCAGATTGATGCCATTACTGCTGATTATTCTCATAACAAAATAAAATAAAGTAATAAAATTATTACCACCACTCCATAAAAGTAAAGCTCTACTTTTATGCTGTCTATAACATTCATTAAATCCACAAGCTCATGATGTTTTAGATCATCATGTATCAGCCATCTATAAAGTAATTTAATAAGTCTCATCATTTTTTATCAAGCATCAATGCCCAAAAAGTAGCACCGATAATCAGCAGCAGTACTGCCAATCCTATGCCAAGCCATAGTATCCACTTATCCTTAATCCCCATTTTTGTCGTAAGCTTTACATTCTCAGCCTCTAAAGATTTTATCCTATTTCTGAGCACAGTAAGCTCTGCACTATCTCTGACTACTTTTGTGATTGTGATTCTATCTGCTGGCACTTTAAGGATCTTCACCTTATCAACTTGGATAGTCTTAGGCTTGCCATTTTTTGTAATGACAATAGTATCACGCTTAATGATAGTATCACCGATAGCATCAGGACAGGCTATTTCTATAAAGTCATAAGACGTATCATGCACTACCTGAATGATACCCTCCTTACATGGATACTTATCAGCTGCAAACTTTGCAACTACATCCGGATGTTTATCATAAGCTTTATCTACAGCTTTCTCTGCCTTTTTTTGTGTGTAGCAGCTACAAAATAAGATCGCCATCAGACTCGTCATCTTCAGGCTCCAAAAAAGTCTCTTCATGGTATAAGCAAATGTAATGATGAATAATTTGAATGCTTTTATCTCTAATCTCCTGTATCATGATCTCCTCCTCTTTGCTCATGATCATGGTATCTATTCCCTCTACTGCAGACAAGCCATAAAAAGCTGCTGCTATGTATTCAGATGCCGGTAAAATCTCGTACTCCTGATTTTCTTGGTTTTCCATAGGTAAAAGCTTTTCTACCTAAATTTACCACTAATTTTTGACGGTCCGGACATGATGTTTGCCACAGGTCTTACATTTCATCACTTTTTGCCGTAATCCGCTGGCTCTTAGTTTGTTAGCATGTACGACTAAATGATCTGATCCACATTCCGGACAGTCCATCTTTGCACCGCCAAAAATCAGCCCGAAATGAGTCTTAGGCTGTATGTAATTGCGAAGCTTACTGTAGACTTTCTCCAATAAGATGATATCCTGCTGACAATACTCCACCATAAGCTTTAGAGCCTTCCTGTCGTTCTTTAGGAGGATATCCTTCCACATGCCGTAGTCTGTGCTTATCTTCTGCCCTTGCTGAAGATATTGGCCTATATAGTCAAGCTTATTAGAATTGAATTTAAAAGTACTTCTGGCTACTTTTAGCGTATCAATGGAGGTTATGTGATTGATTGGCTCCAGATCATGGAAGAGGCACCTGGTCCGCACCCATTTAATGTCATATTTATCGGAATTATGGCCGACTATCTCGTCTGCCTGCTGTGCTACTTTAAGAAATGCCATAAGCATCTTTTTATCGCATTGACGAGTATCCCATGTCAAAAACTTGACATTCTCATCATCCTCCCACTTATAGCAAATGCAAATTATCGCCCTTTCCTTAATGATGTCAGCCGGAGAAATTGTCTTTTTGAAGCCTGCTTCCCAAAATAAGCCGATATTAGGACTTGTCTCTATATCAAAAAATAACCGCCTTCGCTGTGTGCGTAGTTCTGCCATTGATATAAAAAAAAGCCTTTAGGGCTTTATTTTTCTTTCTTAAGAAACTGGTCATCAGAGTTAGTCAAAGCATTCTTCATTATGTAAGCAAGAGCCGCAGACAATGCAGAGATAACTATGGATTTTATATTGAACTCAATAGATCCATTCTCAATAGTTGTATAAAGTACGGAGATGATAGCAGACAGTACGGCTACTACCAAACCCTTGATAAAATCTTTTTTGTTGAGACTTAAAAATGTTGAGGTCATTTGGATTTTATTTTTTTTGTGGCTGTGATATAATATCTAATCGCAAAGATGCCGGAAGCTATGGCGATGACAGATCCCAATAGAGTTACATATGGCTGCACATCTTTAACAGTTATCAAACTGAAAGAAGCTGAGCAAATACTCAAGAGAGATGTGAAAGCTCCCATGTTTGAGTAATTGTGTACTTGAGGATCCATTATTGCCGTTTTCATAAAGTTACGAATTTATCTCAAATATGTCTAAATTCATGCCAACTATGATTGATAGATTAGATACTCAGCATTATCTGGCACATCAGCATCTACTATCTCAAATAATTCAGGATGCTCAACTATAGATGGATGCTCTTCCAATGGCTGCTCCCATCCTTCAGTGACCACTACAGTATAAGTTATCTGCTCCCTTGCTGCTAAATTTAGCTTTTGTCTTATGTGTATCATATTAGTCAGTAAAATAAGTTAATGTGAATCCTGCTGTCCTGTATGATCCGGATGATGCTGAAATATTAAATTCGTATCCATTATTACCAGCATTATTCTGTAATAATACCCGTCCAGTAGTTGCTGATGCTGTGGATGTGCCTAAGAATGCCCATGCAGATCCGATAATATCATTAGCCGCTGTCAATGTGCCGAAGTTTGTAGGATTTGGACATCCTGCAGGTAGTGTTAATCTTACTGCTGTTAATGCAGCTCCAGCATTAGCATAGTTCAAAGATATTGTAATTGTCACTTGTTTACCTATTTGACACCATCTGTATCGATTGCTCGTAGCTCCTGAAGGAGCAGTAGTACCTGTCCAAGTAATAGTACCTGAGTAAGTCAATGTACCACTATCTCTAAATACTTGATCAGTAGCATTCGCTGTTGAGCTTGTATTGTTTGCTTTAAATGTAAAAGCTGCTACTGACTTTCTCTGGAATACAGATGTATCAGATGGCCTTATGTATTTTGTGCCAATTGCGTTATTTATGCTCACATCATGCCATAAAGAATCAACTCTGCTAAATTGCAAAACCACAGAATCTGCAGGCACTGGAGGAATACTTACATCGCTAAGCTCATCAAGTTGCCATCCGTTCTCAATCTTTAGCTCAATTGTTCCGAATGTAGGATGAGCTCGTGTTACCGTTCCGAGTTTCACAATATGATTTGGAGCCAAAGGTTTTACTGTAGTATATCCTCCTGGTACTGTAGGAGATAGATATAAAACTTGGCCATCTGTATAAGTTGATGTAGGTAAATTCAAATTTGTAATGTTGCCTGCCTGAATTACAATGCCGTTTGAATTATTCGTAATATCATTTTCAGTTAATGCGAAAGTTGTATAGCTATTTTGTTCTGTATTAGCCTGAGCTAAAGCTATGGTAGGCAAGTTGCTTGAATGTCTGCCATTTATATAAATTACAGATCCTTTTGGAATTGTAGTGCCTGAATTGTTGTAAACGCTTGTAACCAATCGGGTAGCTGATCCTGCGATAGAGCTTCTTATTGTGTAGCTTGTTTGAGTTGATCCCTTTTGAAATGTCAAAGTAGAATCATTCGGCTGAGATACTGAGATTAAAAAAGCTCCTGTTGTATCTGTTTTTCTTAGATATGGGCTAAGCATAGTAGCCGTATCAGATATATTTACCTTTAAATTAATCCTATTACTCAAAGAAGTTGTATCTGTTTTTCTTAGATATTTGCTAAGCATAGTAGCCGTATCAGATATATTTACCTTTAAATTAATCCTATTGCTTAAAGAAGTTGTATCTATAGTATTAACTGCCGGCATTGGATAATATGACAAATTACTTACTATCCTACTTGATGGATCTATGACTAAAGGTTTGTAAAGATTAGTATCTGACGTAGGGCTTTGATATTGTAAAGAGATACTATTTGCCTGGAGCCAAATTGCATTTAATGGACTTTGAAAGCCAATAGCTAAAGACTCTACTCCTGCAGTATTTGCATCGATATAAGTATCTGTAGTTATGGTACCGCCGAGTCCTATATTTGTCGTACCATTCAGACCGTTTACGCCAGTAGATGTACCGCCACCTCCTCCTGTGGAGTCAATATAGGCGAAATAAGCCGTCCCATTTTTAGTATAATATACTGAGTCATTACTCCTATAAATAGAGTCTATTTTGGCATTTATGCGATTACTGAGACTTGTAGTATCTATGGTAGTGCCTCCTACTATGCTCCATCCTGCTTGATTAGTCCATTTATAAAGTCTATTGTTGCAGGTATCCAATGCTAATGCTCCATTTTTCGCCGTAGAATTGCGGAGATTAGGCACACCACAAAAGCTTGGTAGATGCAGAGTAGAATCTGTGAGGATTCGCTTAAACTGATACCCCTGAGCCGTCATTGGAGTATATTGACTCGGCTGAGCGATGGAAATAATAACGCTAAGCATTAGCAAAGCAAAAAGAGCTGTTTTTTTCATATTATTTTTTATATTGTATCTGATACTATTGTAATCGGTCCTGTGCCAACAAACTCGGCATTAAATGTCACCACATTATCGAAGCTGGATATCTCGCTGACACTTGTCAGATAACAAAGACCGCTCTTCTGCAGGTAGTATGTACCTGTCACATCCTCCTCATACCAGGTAATCTCAAAGTTGCCTTGAGTAGTTATAAGATAGTAGATTGTACCCATCTCGCCATCTGATACGCCACCGGTAAGCAATGTAAGCCCTTCCAAACTGCCGCCCCATGACAAAGCAGATTGAGTATAGGTTTTATAGGCTCCGCTCCCGGTTATGCTTGTCTCTATCAGCTCCTTATCAATATTGAACTGGATAGATCTTGCACAAAGGAAAGGAAACTGATCATCTGAATACCTTAGGACTACATCCTCGCCGCGAACTTTAGGCATAATATCTGTTTTTTATTGCTTATCATAAAGATACTTAAATTCGTAAAGATTCTTGTCGTTAAAGCCTGCTATAGTGATATCTGAATTGTCAACCTCGTACATGGTGAAATCTGCAGTCCCTTCTCGATAATTTAATGACAAAGCACCGAAAACATACCTCTTAAGTTCAGCATCTTGTGAATCAACAAGAACAGATACCGGAGACATAATATCTCCTAAGCCATTGGATATCTTTAAATGTCTTCCATTATAAATATCCTTAGCATAATAATTCTGAAATAGATTCTCTAAAGTAGTCATGTGACCTAAAGAATAAGATAAGCTCGCTCCTACATAATTCCAATTTTTTGACCTTTGCCTTAAAATGCCTGTCAGGAAATCGAGGAATAAAGTTCCTGATATTGATGATCTTGGGCTATCATCAATCTGTATAGATTTATCATCTACCTTTTTAAGATTGTTAAATTGTTGATCTAAATGATAATGTCCTTTAATCTCAATACTTCCGCTGACGTTATTTGAAATAGTCACCTTAATATCCTTAAAATACATATCTGTATTTGGATAATGCCTCATATAAATATTAAAAACTCCATCATAAGGCACCTGGTTACTTATTGCTTCAGCTATATGCCAATTATTCCAATTATCTCCGGGCTGTATTGCATAGGTAAAACATAATACAGCATTATCTGTCCATATACCTGGAGTACTGATAAAAAGAAAATCTGTATTATTATTAGTTAACGTAAAGGCAAAATCTACAAAGGATGCTGTACCGGTTACTGGTATAGAGTTTTCTGATCTGAATGTGACATAAACTTTAATTATATCTCCAGCCGATACCTGTATATCGTTAGATTTAGCACCATATAAACCAGCAGCTCCAAAAGTAGCTTTTAGTACTAAATAAGTCTCTAATAAATTCTCCTGAAAGTCTGATGTTTCTCTTATAAATCTTGGGATTGATGGAGGGATAAAGGCACTATCATACCAATACTCAGCCTCGTATTCTCTAACTATCTTATAAATAATATCGCCTGTAGCTGGTGCAAAAAATGGCACAGTACCTGAGACAAGTATAATAAAAGAAGTACTGTTAAAATTATAAGAAGATAAACAAGTATAAGTACCATCAGGAGCACCAATACCGCTAATTACAAATGTTTGATCTCTTTGAAATTGGATTGTCTCTCCATCTATTCTGAAACCCTCAAAGCCTGGTATAGTATATCTTCTTATTACTCTGTTAGCTCCTGCTGTATACTTATTTAATAGTTTGCCTTTCTTGGTTAAATCGCCATTTTTAAGATTGTTTACATTTTTATAATTAAATGTCTCTTTGGCATAATTTATAGGCCTATTAATAGATTTAAGTAGTCCTGTCTCAAGATCTGTAGTATCGTGGAAATAATGATTGTCCTCAAAGTTTAAAAATCCTCCTAAAGTTGCGAAATTCTCATCATACAATCTATACGGATAAGTTGCACCATCCACAGTACTATATCTCCAAAACTCGCCCCATCTAACTATAAACCAACACCCCTGAGCTTGGAATAATGTAGCTGAGAATCTCGACAATATTATATCCAAAACATCATAACAGGATAAATATCCTTCATCAGTCAAAAAAGTATCTCCATGCAGATAACTATCCTCAATCCATAAATCCGAGCTTCCATTTATAGGATATAATTGACTTAATACTTTAGTATCTAATTGTAAATTAGTTGATCCAAGACAAAGCCTGAAAAGCTCAGTTAATTGTATGTAATTATTTAAATCTATTGGAATAGTTATGTCTATGTCTGTAGTATATGGGCCTCCTGTTAAAGCTGAATCCTCAATAACGTATATAAAATAATCTGAGCCGATTTTATCTATGAAACTGACAGTATAATTACCCTCCAAAGCTCCAGACAAAACTATAAATTTTTCACCTGGCTTTAATGCTGCTAATCTATCATCTGTAGTCCTTATGACATGGTTACTTACTCCATTAATAGCAATATTGATTATAGTATTAGTAGAGCCGAATTTATAAGCTGCTTGGGATAAAGTTGTATCCTTTAATAATCCAAGATTATCAGTAGCATTTAACTCTATCACATGAGCGAAATTTACTTGCACTTCTTGGCAATCATCTTGCAATATAAAACCTTGAAAAAGTACTCTTTCTGTAGATAAATCAATAAGTTTTACTCTAAATTTATCATCATCATCAGAATAAAAATACGTTATTGGGATATTACCCTCGTTTATTATTCTAATTTTCAGATCAGAGCCCCTGATAGCTTTTTTATATTCCTCGTCCTGCCATTCTTGTATAACAGCATCATCAGCAAGTAAAACCTGCTCAGGTCCTCCTGAGTCATAATCTTTCTCATCTATTTCTAATCTGAAAGATTTAGCTTGCGTTAGAATACATTGAAACTCTGACCAAAAACGTAAATTATAAGGCATTATGTTTGTCTGTTATAAGTTTGACTGTATTTTTTATTACTGAAATAAATATCTTGACCTCTCAGCATTCCAAAGACTTCAATCTGACCTCCTACACCTCCCATCATTGCTGAGGTCTGTGCTGATGGCACCACCTGGCTGCCTCTCGGCAAATTCACAAGCTCCGGACCTCTCGCCCCTACTAAAGCCATACCTCAAGGAGCGAAACGAGTACCAACCGCAAAGCTGGACGTTTTTAAATTCTTAATCGCACTACCTAAGGCAATCAAAGCAAAACCAGCTACACCTGCTAAAATTGCACCTTGAGGACCGGTAAATAACTTGGATAAAGCTTTTTGTACTAATTCGGCAAGTCCTGCAATTTTCAATAATAATTTACCAACCTGTACCAAGCCATTACCAAGTATCTGCAGAAATGATCCTAAAAAGTCTATATTAGATCCAGCTAAAGCTGCTCCTATATTTTCTGCAATATTAAAAGCTAAATCATTTACTAATCTTTCTATCTGTACTCCAGCCTCTTTTAATGTTTTTTCTAAATCAGAAGGCTCAATTTTAAAATTTATTGGCTTTCCTTTTATCTGTGTAGGTACAGTTACCTCAGGTACTTTTAAATTTTTTAATCTAACTCCATCCTCAATTATTCTTATAGATCTTGCTAAATCAGCCGCGTCTGTTTTTAATTTTACTATTAATGCATTATTAGGATCTACATTAAATTCTTTCGTTAATGTCTCAATAGTTTTGATTACTAAATCATATTCTTTCTTTAATGATTCAGCTCCTACCTTTATTTGTTCTGAATTTAAAAATGATGGGAAGGTAGCTGTCTGCAAAGGCTCGCCAATTGCTTGGCTAAAACGAGCAATGTCTTTATAACCCTCAATTAAATCCTTTATTACATCATCCTGTGTTTTTTTAGTTTTTTCTCCTACTTTTTTAATTTCCTGTTCATCTCCTCCAAATAATGCTTTACTTATATCGTCAGGGCTTAATCCTGTTGCTTGTGAAATAATTTGAGAAAACTTAGGAAACATTTTTTGCATATTTGCAATAACCTTTTCCTCTGATTTTATTGCATTCTCAAGCTTTGTTAATTCTTCTAAATCATCAGCAGAATCATAAAAGGGATTTAATTTTATATCGGCTATTTCTAATTGTAGCTGTTGTATTCTTTCAAAAGGCTTTGTAAATGATTTAGCATAATCTGTTTTTAATATACCCTCTAATGCCCTTTTTTGCCCCGATTTTATTATTTCCTTTGTTAATGATTCATAGGATGCTCTTTCTTTGTCAATATTATTTAGATATTCAGGATAAGACTGATTTAATTTATCAATCGCATTTTTCCTCTCTTCTATTGTAAGATTATTAGTTTGTAGATATAAGGTAAGTCTTGCTGTTTCTGATGTATCTTTTATTAATGCATCAGTAACCTCCTTTAATCTGTTATTATACTCAATTAAATAATCTGGAGTCTTAGAAACTTCTTCGTTTAATTTCTTTTGGTCTTCTTCTTGTTTTTTTGTTGATCCCCCCCAAGCTTGCAACCCCATTTGTACAAAAGTCAAAGCTGAGGTTACTACCCCAAACCCTAAAGCTAAACCTCCAGCACCAGTCAAGCCGGATAATAATGAATTAAGAGCTTTTCCTGTACTGCCGCTTTCCTGCTTTAACCTCCCGAAGGATTCAATTAATGGATTTAAGTTATTAGAAATGGCCACAAAACCGAATGGAGCATCTTGAGCCACTCGGCTAAGATTTTGTAAAGTTTGGCTGGCTTGAGCTGATGATGTTTGAAACTTCTGTAAGCTTGTTTTAGCCTGATTTAATTTTTGCTCTAAGTTTGTCGTATCAGCTCCTATCGTTATTTTTATCTCTTCTGCCATTACTTTACTTTTATTTTATGTCTCTTTAATATTGCCTCATATCTATCCTTACTCATTGGCTCTACCTTCTTTACCTCATCATCAGCCATTGGCCAAAATCTTTCTATTGATCCTACCGCTTTACTACCAGCGAAGCACTCCGCTAAACGAAACGAGGCAAAACGTAGGATTTTAGCCTGTTCATTTTGCCTCATTTGATATCCTTCTGCCGCTGCATAAAACTCAATCGGCAAAGCTGTATAATATTCGTAAGGAGTCCATCCAAGCACTCCAAGAGCAAATTTTAAATTATCATAACATTGCTCTTTTATGCTTTTTTTTTGCTCTCCTTCTCCTCAGTTTTTTCTGATGTATTGCTTACTAATTCCTTCCATAGCTCAGTCTCAGTCATAGCTTTGCTTACGTCTTCAATCACTTTCGCTTTATCTTTAAGGCTATCAACCCAATCGCAGACATTCTCAAATGTATAATCAGGCTCTTCTCTCTTTACATAGCTGTTGCCTCTTAGACCGCCGTAGATCATAGCGTATACAAACCCTGAAGCCGTCTGAGAATCATTGTACTGATTGATAAGCTCAATGGCAAGCTGATTGAATTTCAGCCCTCTTGTTTTTCCTCCGATTTCAATTGATGTGTAACTCATTTGCTTGTTTTATTTATGTGTTAAAAATATCTTATCCAAAGACCTATTACAAATGGACCTCCTGGCACTTGTGTATTCAGTTTGTCCATATATCCTCCGACTTCATTAAAGAAGTCCATGTAATAAGCATTATCTGTATCGAATTGAGTAGAGCTCCATCTTGCAGCCTGTACTCCGAGTAAATTGTGATTTATCAAAATCTCATCCAGCTCGTCTTTAGTTGGTACTTTCCAATCTGTATACCCTCCTGCATTATTAGCCAAAGCTGCAGCAGTACATCTACCGGCTACACCTGTAGAGACTGCCTCGATGGCTGCTGTATTAGCTGCTGCATCTCCAATAGCTGACGATGTTGTGACGTTAACCTTAGCTCCCCATTTATAAGATGTTACATAAGGTCCCTGATTGATAACAAAGCCACCACCAAGACCGTCTAAATAAGCTACAAGACCTCCCTCCCATGTATCACCTATAGCGAGATTTTTAACAAGCAGATTGATAGTTGCAGAGTCTGTATTTGCGTCATCATCTGTAACCGTTATAGTGTATGGAGTATTTGGAGATGTACCTGATGCCGTTCCGCTTATTTCTCCTGTTGAAGTATTGAAACTCAATCCCGATGGTAGAGATGGAGAAATAGCGTAAGAGTATGGAGGAGTACCACCTGAAGCACTCACAGGATTAAAGCCTACAGTAGCTCCATTTATGACAGTATTATTTAGTATCTCAATATTTGCCTGAAGACCACCTACACCGCCAAAGATTGTGATAATAGGCTCGCCGTATGGCTGAATGGTACCGGTAAATGTACCAACAGAATCAAAAGCATAAGTAGAGCTCAGCTCTGAAAGATAGCCTGTCCCTTCATGGATCTCGTCTCCATCTACAGGAGTCTCAGGAGCCATCATCCAGCCTATGGTAGTCTCATTTCTGAGAAGTATCCTCAAATCACTACCGCTTATCTTGCCAGTATCAGGATCCTGCAGATGTTGCCCCTCAAAGGAGTAACTTATCTCCAATGTTCCCGGAGATTTGTCCGGACCGCATGCAGATGATGCATCTACTACCGAGACGGAATCACTTACACCGACAGAAGTAAGACATACAACTATATCATACTCTGTACCACCATTAGGATCTATAAAGAGCAGCATGTCGCCACCCTGCACTTTGTGCTCTGCCATATGTTTTTATATTATTCTGTTGTCAATGAAGGAGTACCATAAGGCTGAAGAGTACCGCTGAAAGTACCTACTGAATCGAAAGCATAAGTAGAGCTCAACTCAGAAAAGTATCCAGTACCTTCTTCAATCTCATCACCTGCTACAGGAGACTCAGGAGCAATCTTCCAACCTACAGTAGTCTTACTTCTAAGTAACTGACGGAGAGATGTACCCGATATTTTACCCGAGACAGGATCTTGGAGATGCTGACCTTCGAAGGTATAGCTAAGCTCCAATGTACCAGGAGACTTATCCGGACCACATGCTGAAGATGCATCTACTACCGATATAGAATCAGATTTACCTACAGAAGTCAAACAGACTACAGTATCATAGTCAGTACCTCCGGCTGGATCAATAAAGAGTAGCATTGTGCCACCCGCGACTTTGTGTTCTGCCATTGTTTTAGATTTTTATAAAGTTACTAATTTAGTATGAAAATATCTTGCTTAAATATTAAAATCCTTGATATAAATACCTTGCCGCCAAGCTCGCCAAAATTCTCTAATCTGTCCTGTTGTATCCCTAAATTCATCATCTGCAAATCAAATGCAGATAAGTCCAGCACGCTGGTAGATGTCGGCTTTATGGCTTGGTAAATGTCGTTAACCGCCGTATTTAGACTTTTACTATTATTATACTTATACTCCCATGAATGGACCGAGATCTGAATAGTCACAGACTGA